CGCCGCCGCCAACAGCCCGAACACCGAGCGATCCATCTGGCGCGCGTGTCAGTGGCATGATTGCCTCTGGCCCTGCCTCCCCCATGATTCCGGCCCCGCCTTTTGCAAAGGCAAACATGGTAGGGTTCCTTACGATCCCGTTGCTGAAGGCGCTAAGGGATGGTGAGTCGTAAACCCCACCCTTAGCGTTTAACTGGAAGTTAGAGCCATAGCTGGAAACCGCTGTGCCGGTACTTGCTGCCGCACTGGCACCGCCGCCGAAATAACTGGCAACTCCACCCACCAGAGAGCCGAATAAGCCAGAACTGGAAGAACCGCCGCCCATCGTGTTCACCACCGCCATTTGCAGGGCTACCTTTTCGATGATCTGCAGAACGGAGACACCCCAGGCTTTCCAGCTAACTTTATTGCCTTCAAGCATTGAGGTTACGTTACTGAAGGCACTGTCCATTGTGGTTTTGACACCATCTGACACGGTGCCAGATACGTTGCTGATTTCGTCGAGCCAGTTCGCATAACCGCGTGATACACCTGACCTCCAGTCAGATTCGGCCTCAGCAATGGCTTTATATTTTTTATCCAGAGCATCAAGCGCGGCGGCGCGCTGGGCGATAGCTTCGGTGCCGCCGTCGGTTTTGGCGAAAACACGGTTAATCTGCTGTGTTTCGTCGAACTGGTTGCGCTGCCGATCGCTCATAGCTGCGGTGTCTGTGGTGAGGTTTGCATCGTCCCGGAACTTCCGGGCAGCATCCGTCAGATCCCGGAGGGCGTCAGCCTGTTCACGCTGTTTGCGAACATTTTCGTCTGCCTTCTGATTCCACTTTGCCAGCTCGGCAGATGAGGCCTGTATTGCGCGCCGCTGTTCGTCAGTCCACTTGGTGCCAGCCTGATGAGAGGCTGCGTACAGTTCGGAAGCTTTTTCGCCTTCGGTGGCACGTACGCGCTGAACATCTATGGCCACACTGAGATCGGCCATTTTGCGGGTGTACTGTTCGGCCTGGCTCGCAGCTTCTCGCTCTGCTTTACCCTGGGCCTGAGAGGCAGCTGTTGAATCCTTTTTAGCCTGAGCTGAGGCAGCATCCTTTTTGGCAGCCTGATCCTTGTTGTAGATGTACTGGGTATAAAGCGCGCCGGTTAGCTTAAGGTCTTCTGCTTCATAGACGTGCTGCTGATGTAATTTTTCCAGCCCGCTAAGGCTCGCCATTTCGTTATCACGTCGTGACCGCTCGAGCGCTGTTTGCTGCTGAGGCGTGGCGTTCGCCATTGATACAACCGGACCTGCATACTGCGGAGGTTTTGCACCTGCTGTGGCCGACATCGAGCGATTGAGAAGATCGTAAGCCCCTTTCAGGATAGAGACGGCGCCTGCCTGCTCAATGGCTTTCTGCGTCGCCAGATCGCTGGCTTCGTTCACCAGCTTTTGAGTCCGTTCAACCTTCGAGGCAGCCTGTTCGCGCTGATATTCCAACTGATTAAGCTTGTCAGTAAGCTCAACGTTTTTGGCCGTGATGTCAGCCTGATCCATGAAGGTGTTGATCAGGGTAAGAGTCGGGTGGCGATTATAATCCTGCTGGATCTGGTCCACTGCCTTAAGGCTGTCTTTCACTCGCCTGATTTGCGAGTCGAGATCAGCCAGGTCCTGTTTCTGAGCCTGCAATGATGTCCGGGCATCTGCCGCAGTGGAACGCAGCCCCAGAACCGACATCTGCTGCAGTTTTGTGTTGATCTCGTCGAGGTTGTTGGCAAACCCCACAGCTTCACGGTGTACCTGCTGGGTATGCTGATACAGACCGTACATCGCCGCACCTGCACCGATAATAACGCCTGGCCAGCCGCCGAGAATGCCCAGCACACCACTACCCAGGCGGGTCATCACCGAGGCTGTATTGGTGAGGTTGTTAACTGCTGATGCCCTTCCTGCAAGAGCTGCATTAAGCGAAGCCTGAGCGGCCGCAAGATTACGCTCGGCGACAATTTGCGCCTCAATACTCGTTGCCGCTGCGCGCGCCTGTTGTGCCCGGTAGACAGCCTGCCGACCAGCAGCAACGCTGACCTGCGCACCGCGAACCTGTGCCTGCGCCAGCGCAACCTCTGCGGCTGTGTTAGCGAGCACAGCACGGGTAGACTGCCCTACGCTGCCGACCATGTTCCCAAAATAGCGAGCCAGGCCAACCCCCACCAGCAGCCCCGCAGTATTTGCTACATCATCGATGTTGTTAGCCAGACCATCCAGCACGCCAGAAAGCGTGGAGGATGCCCCGACTGCATCATTCGCGCCACCTACCCAGGCGAGAAATGAGTTCTGCACTTTCTGTGCAGAACCGCTGATAGATGCCGGCAGCGTATCGAACTCCTTTCTCAGGATCTCAACATTAGTCAGTAGCGGGACGATTTTATCCGTAGTCAGCTCGCCATTGTTGGCCATATTGCGCAAGCCGCCAACGGTGGTGCTCAGGCCATCAGCAAGAAATTTCGCAAGACGACCACCGCTCTCCATGATTGCATTAAACTCCTCCCCACGCAGAACACCGGAGCCCAACGCCTGGCTTAGCTGTGTGATAACAGAACTCGCCTCTTCCGTACTGGCGCCGGACAGCTTCAGTGAGGTGGCAACGGTTTCCGTTACCTTTGCAACATCTGCAGAAGCGTAGCCTGCATCACGTAAGGACTGAGCGATACGGCTGTAAAGATTGCTGTTCGCTTCGAGAGAGGTTCCGGTGCGCTGGCTGATCTCCATAAGTACGCGCTGGGATTCCACATAATCCTCGCTGGAAGACGATGCCAGGCGAAGACGACCGTTCAGTTGGTTCCATGTATCAGCGAATGCAACAAGTTGATGCGTGGCAAAAGCGCCCGCCCATGCACCGGCAAGGCCAGCGGCTGAGGATCGAACTGTTGCGAGTTGTGAGTTCAAATCTGCCAGTGAGCGTTGTGTTTCTCGGGTGGCCGCTGCTGCCTTTTTCCCGCCCTGCTCCATAGTGCGGTAGTAATCTGTCCCCATGCGGGAAGCTCGGGCGATCTCTGACTGGAAAGAAGAGGAGTTCGCCGAAATTTTGATTATTAGCTCGCGCAGCGTTGCCATATTTCACCCATAAAAAAGCCCGCAGCCGCGGGCATTAAAGACTGGACATCCATTCTTCAAGTTCAGAGACTTCATCGCTTTCTTCCTGCTCTCCCCACTTCAGCATCACTTCGGGAATAGTGAATTTTCCGCCCTGAGAGTTCAGCATCGCAACGGAGATTTGTGCCGCCTGCGCGTCGGCGCGCCAGTCGCCAATCGGACTGATGCGGTCAAACTCGATCCACATTTTCAGTTCGCTGGCGGTGATGGTCTGGCGCAGCTCCTGCAGGGTTCGCCCCAGCCGGAGCGCCAGCGACATCAAGAAGAAGGTCAGCGGCTGCTTTACGGCTTTCCCGCTTCTTCCTGGCTCATTCCGAGGCCGAGAGCCTGCGCCAGCAGTCGGGCGTGTACCGGTCCGTAAATTTCAGAAACCTGCGCCTGATCGTCAGCGCCAAAAACGCGCTCGCCGTTTTCATCCAGCAGAACGTCAATAAACAGAACGACGTCGGCCTCTTTATTGCGCAAAAATTTCTGTGATTCGGTCAGGATGGGTGGCTCTTCACCTTCCGGGATCTGAGGATTGACGATTTCACGGAACTTTACCCAGGCATCGCCGGAGGGTTCGCGCAGTGTGACCTGTACTCCGTCCCATTCGGGCACCGTAACGCCCGGTTTTGTGCGGTACGCTTTTGATGCAGTAAGCGCCACGTTGCGTAGTGAATTCTGTGAAGTCCTTTGCGCCATTTCATTCTTCTCTTTTTACAGGATAGGGGATTAAAAAAGCGGCCGAAGCCGCTCAGGAACCAGATGCGGAAATGCGCTTAGGCTTACCGCGAACACGCAGCGAATAGGTTGCCCCAACAACGGATGAGGTTGCCGCAGACCACGAACTCTGGCGAACCTCCACCAGCACATAAAAACCGTTGCCCGAAGGGAACACCACACGCAGCGCGCGCAGCTCATCGTTTTCATATGCAGTCTGCAGCGCTTCCTGTGCTTCTTCTTCACCTACCCAGTTACGGGTGATACTCATTTCTGCCGGCGCGGCAAGTCCGTTGGTTTGCTCCTGTTCGGTTGAACACAGTGTGGTGACGTCGATATCACCCTTCTGGCCGCCGGTAAAGGTGATCTCCTTCGTTGCACAGGCCGCTTCCAGCCATGTAACGCCAGCTCCCGGGAAGGTGGAAGAAATAAAATCCGCGGCGGTTACAGGCGCGTCGGAGACGGCAACGGTCATCCCCTTTGTAACTTCATACTTACTGGTCATGATTTCTCCAGATTAAAAAAGCCGCCCTGAGGCGGCGGTATAAGTTTATTGCCAGATCTGAATTTCCAGGGTGGCCCGGTAAAGCCCGGTATCTGGCTCGTAGCCGTTGATCTCGTTTAGCCCGACAGGATGCAGATCGCCCAGAGCAGCTTTAACCTGATTACGCAGCTCCCGCGCGTCATCAATTGACGAGGCCCAGGCGTCAACCTGAACGGTGCTTGCTGTTTCTGCCTGTCCGCAAAAAACATCTTCGCTGACTGAACTCGGAAGCAGATAAATCACCCACGGTGCTACGGTACCCAGCGGCGCCACGTAAGGAAAAACGTTACCCTCTGCCAGGGCGCTGAGACGCTGATAAATATCGGCTTCGGTCATTTCGCCAGTACCTCATCAATGGCCTGGTTCATACGGGCCATGGTTACCCGTGTCGCCTCTTCCTGGCGGGTATCGAATGCCGGGCGAACGAAGGGGTGCGCAGGCATGTTTGACGTACCGAGTTCCACGAAGCGCCAGTAAAAGGCATTGCGCGGATCGGACGCCTTCATGCTGTTATCGCTGTTGTTGGTGCGCATATTACGACCACGAATATGGACGCCAGAGGAAATTTCACCCCGGCGGCGCCCTTTCTGGGTCACCACAACCACGTTTTTTTTCAGTTTCCCAGTTCGTTCAGGGGCGCGATTTTTAACCTCTTCTTTCAGGACCTCGGCGCCGGCTCGGGTGGCATCGCGCAGAACCTTGTTATTTTCGGCTCTGCTGAGCGCCTCCAGATCCTTCGCGATATCGGCCAGACCTGAGAAATCAAGACTCGTTGAAATCACTGTTTCATCCCCTTCTCGCAAAGTAATTCGAGCCTGGTGCCGTTCTCTGCTGAGATAGCCGACTTAATGTCATATATCTCACCATCTCCGGTTGGCGGTAGATGAAGGGCACGCCATCCCGTGGTTACGGGAATGCCTGGATAACGACGCATCCAGATCCGGGTTGTGGTGCTGCTCAACTCTGCGCCGCCGTCCATCATCTCCCGGCCCGATACATCCGCGACTTCTGCCCGAACCGAAGCAACATCGACCCAGCCGGTTGCAGGCTGTCCGGACGGTAATCGCCCGGTTGCCGGTTTCTGAAGGGTTACCCTGTGCCGCAAACGTCCCGCTTTCATAGGCCATAAATCCGGTAAGGTTGAAGGAGTGCTTCAGTGGATAGGGCCAGTGCAGATGTCACATTCCCAACGTTTATAGCTTCGCGATTTGCGTACCAGTGACCAATCAGCATCAGCATAGCTATTTCGATATCCTCGCCATAAAGCAGCGCGTCTGGATCGGCCATATAAAGCGGATCATCAGCCTTTTCATAAAGCCGACGGCGGGTCCATTTTTCAACATAGCGCTCCGCGGCTTTTATGCCCGTATCGATCCAGGCGTCGTCTTCCGTGAAATCCTGTTCGATATTGCAGTGATGCTTCACCTGCTCTTTAGTAAGCATGCGCGCTCCTTACTTACCTTTGCTCTTTCCTTTTGGATCGGGGTCTTTATCCGGTCCCGGTTTTTTGGCACCGGGTTCTGAGGCATAACCGCGTGCCACCAGCTCGCGACCATGCTGCTCTAGCGTTTCGAACTCAGTACCTTCAGTAAGTACATTGCCTTCAAAGTAAATGGGCTTGATAGCGATCAGCTTCATGGCTGTCTCCTTAAAGGAAAACGAAAAGCGGCCCGCAGGCCGCCGTTAAGGATTACGCACCGCCACCAGCAGCAGGCGCAGTGAAGGATCCGTAGATGAAAGCTTCCGGGCGTTTCACCGCCAGCGCCAGGCGCTCTTCGCAGCGAATCGAGATCATGTTTTTCTCGAAGTCGTCGGCGTTCTCAGTGGAGATCACCACGTTGGCATCTTCACGGTCGAACAGCTGGGCAGCGGCGTTGAATGCACCGGTAAGGAACTTGCCCTGGAATGCGGCAGCTTCGGTCGCCACCACCGGCAGGCCCCACAGGGTTGGCCCGGTCAGGGCCGCCGGGTTCGCCAAGATATAGCGGCCCAGCGTATCCTTGGTGAGTTCAATCTTCGCCCAGTCGATGAAGTGCAGGACGTGGCCGGAAGCTGGGAAGCGCGCCAGCTGCGCCTGCAGCATTGCGAGGCGGAGATCATCGATGCCGTTCTGCTGCTCAACGGTAAAGGCAGCGTCATAAGCAGATGCCTGTGGGACGATGCCTTTCAGGTGCGCCCCGGTACCATCGCCGAAGAGAATCTCCTGCTCTTCGACATATTTCAGGCCGTAACGCATTTCAGCGTCGATAGTGGACTGCAGCTGCGCAAAATCATCCAGGATCTGTTTGGACGCCTTGAACATGTGCGCGATGGTGGTCACCGGAGTGATCTGCGTGGCGAACTGGATATCGCTGTACGGCTTGGCAGTACCTTCCGGCACGACTTTCGCCGCATTGGTGAATCCGGTCTGCTGCACCCAGAAGATAGCTGGTGCCGAGGTGCGGCCCGGAGCAATCAGATCGCGGATGAAAAGGCGCTGTTTCGGTGCGGTGTCGATACCCGGCAGGCGCTGCGGCTCAACCACGCCGGTGGCGACATCCGTGGAAATCAACGCGGCGTTCACAGGCACGCTGACGCGCTTACCGCCTTCCACGCTTGCCGCGAATGCTTTCAGTGCTTCGCTGCTGATGACGGTCTGGCCAACGGTCTCGATCACTTTTGCCGCGTTGGCCAGCGGCATCTGAGCAACCTGCTGCTCAAGCTCGCCCAGCGCGGATTTCAGGCTTGCTTCCGCCGCTTTCAGCCCATTAAATTCTACCGCCATCTTATCGACGGTATCTTTGGTCTGGGCTGAGAGCTCCCCGTTTTTACGGGCCTCTTTTAGAGCCTCTTCTGCTTTAGCATTGAATTTGCCGGTCGCTTCTTCAATGCTGGCAGATACTTTTTTCAGAATTTCATTTAATTCAGACATGACATCTCCGTTTTACTGGGCAGCCGCTTTCAGACCGCTGAGTGCGGCTTCCAGTCGGTCAATAGTTTCGTTTTCGATGGTGGTAGCGCCCGGCGTACCTTCAGGGGTGGCAGCAGCGCCTGGCTTGCTGCCGGATAAGGCTTTAAGGAGTTTTCGACGCTCCGATCGCGGCGTGTTGGTTCTTGCCAGCAGCGCATCAAGCTTGCGCAGCGCCGCCGCCGGGCTGTCGTCGTCGTCAGCAATTTCATCAGCTGAGAGGAGACTGTCAGCAAAGCCCTTCTCCACCGCTTCACTGCCGCCAATATAGGTTTCGCCGTCCATCATCTTGTCGACGGTCGAGGCATCAAGACCGCTACGAGCCTGATAGATATCGCTCATTGCTTTATCAAATGGCTCCATATCCTCAGCAATCTGCGCCAGGTCATGACGGTTGCCCGTTGCCCGCACCCAGGAGTTGTGGATCATCAGGAACGCACCACGCCCAATTTGCACATCGTCACCGGCCATCGCGATAACCGACGCGGCAGACGCTGCCAGGCCGAGAACCTTAACGGTTACCCTGCCTTCGTACTCCCGCAGCAGGTTGTAAATCGCCAGGCCTTCGAACATGTCGCCGCCCGGGCTGTTTATGTTAACCGTCACGTCAGCGCCGCCAAGCGAGCGCAACGCGCCAGCTATGCGGCTGGCTGTCACCCCCTCCCCCCAGTAATCAGCGCCGATCACGTCGAAGATAGAAATGCTGTTATCACCGTCCCGGGCGGCGCGGATGCCTCCGTTCCAGCGCTCCATTGCCGCAGCCGGCAGATCAGGTTTTTCGCGCGCAAAAGGTCGCCCCTCCGGCGCAGCCGGAAGGCTTTTAATCGTCATGGATGCTCCTAAGCCGCTTTTTTCAGCGGTGACTGTTCGAAGGGAATATCGGGGAATACGTGGTTATGAACCTGCCGCAGCGCGAATGCCTGCGCGGCCTGGCTGTTCTGTTTAAGATCTTCAAGCGGCGTCAGGTTGAGCTGCACCGTGTAAATATCGCCGCCTTCGATAGGAGGCATATTCTCCAGCCGGCGCACATCGTTGCGGGACATCCAGCCATTCTGCAGCGCACTGGTGTAGTACGCCGCACGGCCAGCGCTGTCGGCGCGTAGCAGGCCCTCTACTGAGAACTCAGCAAAGAGGTCCTCTTCGCCATTCAGCAGACAGCGGGAGATCTCCTGCTCGATATTCACCAGCAGCGGGCGTAGCGTGTGGGTCAGGAACTGAAGATTCATCCCCTCCAGGCTCGACGCCCAGCTGCTTTGCTTCGAGGTGTGGCCGACCATAAACGGCGGCACGCGGAACCAGCGGCAGATTTCCTCAATGCTGAATGAGCGACTTTCCAGCATCTGCGCCGCTTCCGGGTTCATGGTGACGTTCTGATATTTCAGCCCGCCCTCAAGAACCATAATTTTTCCGGCGTTTTTAGACCCGGTAAAAGCCTGCATATAGCCCCGAAGTCGCTCTCTTTGATCCTTATCAAGCGCCTGGTCAGCTGAAAGAAAGCCCGAGCTTTGCAGGCCATTTTCGAAAATCTTTGCAGCTGACTCTTCGACGGCCATCGCCGCGCCGATCACGTCACGACCCGTCATCATTGGCATCATGCCGCAGACACCATCAAGGCCAAATCCCCGGATGTGCATCAGGTTCTTTTCGGAGATAACGCGTTTCTTGCCGTCCTCGGTGTAGGTGTATTCCAGCCTCCCGGTATCCAGCCGCTTCACCACCATATTCTGGGGCAGCAGTGGCACCAGCGACACCAGCTTATTGCCGATAAACAGCTTCTCGACAAATGCATTACCGCGCAGACAGATGCTGGCCACCACCATGAGCATGAACCGGGACGGCGTCATTTCCAGATTGGGACGGCGACAAAGCACCTGATAAACCGGATGGTTCTGCGCCAGCTTGCGCGAGCCATCAGCCTGCCGGCTGTAAATCTTAACCGGCAGCGTGGACACCGACTCGCTCAGAAGCCGGACGCAGGCCCAGACTGCCGAAAGCTGGATCGCCCGATCTGCCGTGACGACCTTGCCGCTGCTGCTCGTGCCGTACCACTCCTGCCAGAACGATCCGGTAGTCAGGCTGATGGGCACGCCCAGCCAGTTGAGCAAGGCACTTTTTACCTTGCCCGGCTGCTTACTTTTCTTCATCAGAAACCTACCATGATTGGATTTTCAAAGAAGCCGCTCAGATCCTGAGCATCATTACCACCATTGACCAGCATCCGGCTTTTAGCCGTAAACAGTGCAACCGGTCCGTCAATTTTGTTTTCAGGTGTGGACTTGTTCGGGAAGATGTTGTCGTTTTTGTCGGGCTTAACCGTGACGTTTGACATCATCCACCGCATTACGGGGTTGTCGTCATGGTGGAACTTGTTGCCGTAAATCTCCGCCTGCACTGATTTCATGGACTCAGAAAGGTTTTTGACCGTCTGTGCGACTTCCACCAGCGGCAAGCCTTCCTCCGCAAGTGACAGACTGAACTGCACTGCGCTCCAGGGATCGAAAGCAATCTCCTTGATGTTCTCGCCCTTCACCCACTCCACAATGTCGGCTTTAATCATGCCGTGATCGATAACGTCCCCGTCAGTCAGCTCAAGATATCCGGCGTCGGACCACTTCCTGTAAAGCTCTGCAATATGGGCTGGCGCTGTTTCCAGTCGCCCTTCCGGGATCCAGAAACGTGGCTGCATATGAGTTTCACCTGCAGGATCGCGCCAGGCTTTCACCGCTGCACAAATATCGATTTTGTTGGCGAGGTCGACCCCCACCCACAGTGGCCACGCCTTACGCTCAGCTTCCGAAGCAATACCCGGCATTTTTGCCCAGCGGTCCATGTCCATCCAGGCGCTCTCGGCAGTTACCCAGATGTTCAGGTGCTTGGTAAAGAAGTTCGGCCGCGCCGCGACCTGCTCCTTTGCCTTTTTGGCAAGGCGGCGCATGTCGTCCCAGCGCTTACAGATACCGAGGCCGGGGTTAGCTTTCGGCCAGTTGGACTCGTCAAAGGGATCGTCGCCTTCGTCGAGGGTATAAATCAGGGCAAAATAGGTGTCATCCTCCACCACGCCGCGCAGCACCTTGATGGCGTAATCCCGCTGCTCGTAACAGATGCCCTCTTTATTGGTACCCGCCGTCGTTATTGCGAATAGCAGGGACTGAAGGCGCGCACCGGTAGCTGTTTCCAGAACGTCCCAGACATCACGGGTACGGTGAGCGTGCAGCTCGTCGACAATGCCGCAATGTATATTCAGGCCGTCGAGGTTATTCGCATCGCTGGAGAGCGGTTCAAACTTAGAGGCCGAACGCTCCTGGTGAATGTTGAGCTTTACGTGACCAAAAAGACGCCCCAGCGTGCGGGGGGCTTTCTTGATCATGTTCTTGGCATCATCAAAAACAATCCGCGCCTGGTCGCGGGTCGTGGCGGCTGAGTAAACCTCAGCGCCTCCCTCGCCGTCGGCACCGGTCATGTACAACCCAATGCCAGACGAAAGTGTGGATTTGGCGTTTTTACGCGCCACCTCGTCATAAGCCGTACGGAAGCGGCGCACCATGACCGTATCACCGTCATCATCGATCACAGCCAGGCCTGTCATCTCATCAATCAGCGGAACGACGAAACCAAAAATGTTGATCAGGATAAAAACGTGCCAGGCCATCAGCGTGATCGGCTTGCCTGCCAGCGCCCCTTTAACGTGTGGGACGAAATTATAAAAATCGAGGATGTGCTGGGCGCGTTCCTCACTGAAGTAGATGCCGCGCCCAGGCCCATGCTCTAAATCATTAAGAAATCGCTGGCACGCCAGGCGCACCAGTTCGCCAGCAACAATCTCGCCAGACAGCACGCGCTCGGCGTACTGAATACCTTCCGAAACCGTTGCCATTCATCATTTGCGCTTTTTAAGAAATTCATCCAGTGGATCGGCCTCAGCCGGGCCTTTAGCGCCAACCTTGGACCGGCTGGCCGGGGTCATGCCGAATTCAGCGAGCATTGCCCTGATGCGCTTCCACGCATCGGCTTTCATCACTGCCGCCGGGTGCGGCTTAATCATCCTGATTTCCCGCTCTTTCCCTTCGTCCGGCTCATCCTCGCTGTAGACTGCGTAGGTGTAACCTTCCCGCTCTAACGTCTCGCAGTGATTCCGGTACTCTGTGTAAGCCTCGATCAGCAGTTCAAGTGCTTTACCGTCCAGGGTCGTCATCACCCCGACAGCATCAAGCTCTTCGCCAATTCGCTTAAACCAGTACTTCCCCATCTTGTCGAAATGCTTAGGAACTGGGGGTACCCCAGAAGCGGGTTTTGGCTCCTCTTTATTGACAGCTCGTTTTGATGGGTTCCCCTTCACCAAAGCCAGATGTGTCGGGGTTTTCGGTGGTCCTGGCATAATCGAAAACTCCTATTAATCGATGGTGGGGATCCCCATAAAAAAGTTTTCTAACCTGCGGCGGTGTGAAAAAAAGTTAGGCGGCGGTCCTTAGCAGGCAGGGGCCTGAACTTTTGACCCGCCCTCCCCTAGTAGTGAGAATAGATATCATTCACCTCAAATGATTGCATTTGAAATCATTTTGCGTTTCATCAGTCGAGATGGAAGTCATCACTGAGGTTACGGCGCCGCGCGCTGCTCGCATTGTGCGGGCAGGCGCTGGAGTTATGGCCTGACTGGCCGCAGTAACCGCAGCGCAGGTTCGCACGGCGGGCTGAGCCTCCCCATGTCTTTGGGCAGTTCGCTACGGTGTGCAGCGTCGAGCCGCAGTAGGTGCAGCGTGTATAGCTCATCGGGCTCTCTCCGTTGCGGTCTTGCGCTTATGGCATGGCCAGCACAGCGATTCAAGATTGCTGTCGTCGTCTGTGCCGCCGTGAGCTTTCGGGATAACGTGGTCGACCGTTTCCGCTGGGCGTGGTCTGCTGTTGCGCAGGCACTGCTGGCAGATGTGTCGATCACGCTTAAGGATGCGGGCGCGGATGATATCCCACTTACTGCCGTAGCCACGCTGATGGCGGCTCAGGCCTCGCTGGTGCTGCTGCCACCCTTCGTTACGGTGCGCATCGCAGTAGCCGGAACGATCTGTGGTGGTGCCGGAGCACCCGCGTTTACGGCAGGCGCGCGGGATAGCTGCTGGCATATTGTTGGCTCCAATAAAAAAGCCCCGTGTGAGCGAGGCTGTGTTTTACACCCTATAGGGGATATATGCGATTTATCCGCTACAGCCATTACGATGGGTTAACCCATGGTGATGGCAATAAAAAAGGCCGCTATTGCGACCTTGTCTTAAGAAGATGAGATTAAAGAAGTTTAATTTTTACGTCATAACCTTCAAGACCTGTCATTGTTTCGCGAGCAACAAACTGAATTTCAGAAACTTCTTTTCCGGTTTTCTTTTGTAGTTCTGAGATTTTTTTTGCTATCAGTGCGGCAATATCTTCTTCTGCCTTTTGCGTCAGAGCTTCAACTTTCATTTTTACCTCTTCTGGTTCATTTACCATTCAGATTCTCCAGCAAGGTGACAATGGTTGATGAACGGTCCTTAACCATAACTGTATATAAATTATAGACTACCGATAATGCAGATGCTGCATGCTCATAGGATTCGCTAGCAAATTCCTTCACATGGCATCCCACCACGTTAGTTTTGCTCACGTTGATGGCAATAAAAAACCGCCCGGAGGCGGTTATATTCAGCAGGTCAGCATGTTATCTGTGAATGACAAACAGTGATTTGCATTTAGGGCAGAGCAACGGCAGCTCTTGCCGTACTTTTGTGGAGGGGTGGTTCGAGTTATGGCCGCATATCGGACAAGACACTGTTGTTTTGGTCGCCGCTTCAACGCGTTTAAGTGCGTAATCGAAGAATGACATAATTTTTAGCCTTTATAAGAGTAAGGCTTATCATAACATGATTGATTAATTTTTAATCAAAAACACCCACGCCGTAGCACTTAATCACCGGATTAATGACTTACTGTTGATCGAAATACAAAACTATCAGGAATGTTCCCAGTAATGCCGCTCACGCTTGTTTAATCATGGTTCCTGGTCCATGCTAAAAATTCCCTGACAATCTCTGTCAACACCGGGAAAGGCTGTACCTCAATGTAAGAAGCACTAATAATAACGTTCCTGTTCTCCAGTTGCCCTCTTACTGAGGGCTATCTTTTTGACAAAATTGACCAGTTGCACCTCATTGTTCTTATGGACTTACCTTCTGGCAGTTAGCCTGCCACGCCCTGTTATGCGTCAGGATGTCTTTCTTCGTCTGGCGCTCCAGCACATCCCAGTCATGTTCTGTGCCGTATATTGGCCTCACCCAGTCGCAGCTGGTGTCGATCACCTCAACCTTTGCGGGTCCAGCTGTTCCGCAGCTCGCGATCAACATCGTCATCAGGCATATGGTTAACAGTCTGCTGTACATTGCTGGCCTCTTTCGTTGCTTCTACCCGGCGTTCTGCTGCTGCGACCGTTGCCGCGGCGTTATCTTCGGTGCGCTGCTGATCAGCTTTTGCTTCCGCTTTGCTGGTGCCGCGTGAATGGCCTAATCCAAATGCGCCAGCGATAGCAGCGATCACCGCTGCAGCCAGCCCAATAATCACTTCGATACCCATCATGACCTCACAACAGAACGGACTTCGCCAGGTTGAACAGAGTGCGCCGTTTATCCAGGCCGTTACGTCCGCCATTGATGATCAGCGTTACGCGCTCTACATCGCCCGAATAAAGCAGGCAGCCGTGGGACACGTAAAACCATGCTGCTGATCGCGCGGCATAGACATCCTGCTCCAGCAGCTCGGGGTGGGTTACCAGATCCAGTTTCAGCGCCTGACCGCAGTTGCGATAGTTGCTCAGGCCTGTGATCTGCTTCAGACCGCGGCCCCGGTATTTCCAGCCGTCACCCGCCACCTGATTGCCCAGATTCTTTTTGCCCCACTCTCCGCCATAAACCAGATTGGCGATTGCTTTCTGGTTAGCTGGCTGTGTGGCCGTTCTGCCGAGGGCTGCGGCCTGTTGTGCTGTGATGCGGTGCTTACCGAACACCGACACCAGACTGTCTGCCGCATAGTTCAGGTTTTCCACCAACCGTGTAAACCCGCCGGACTCATGGCCTATCTGGGCAATAAACATGGCCTGATCGAGCGGCGCGGTAATGCCGAACTCTTTCATCGCTGCGTCGATATGCGGATACCAGTGCGCAGCTAACCCGGCGCTGATACCAGCCGCCTTCTGAAATTGTGTTTGGTTCATTATTGCCTCAGATGATCAACCAGGCGCGCAACGTTGCCTCTGACGGCCACCAGCACGGAAAGGAATATGACGTTGGCACCAATGGTGGCCCACGATGAATGAGGATATATGCCGCACAGATAGGCTAACGGCACCGCGCTGTAAGTGACAGTAATCAACCACGCCAGGCGGGAAACCCACGGACGATGACGGGAATCACCACGACGGTAAAACATCAGGGTGACCACTACCCCGGCGCAGAGCAGCGCGTTGATAGTTGCTGTCGGGTCATTTAGTACCACCAGAACCTCCCCGGCGTGTTATCAGCGCCACCAGCGAACCGACATCCTGGTTATTCAGGAACGTCAGGATTTTGACGGCTAAAGCAGAAACAATAACGGCACCAATGGCGTCCAGAGGCTTATCGCTGTAGCCAGTCCAGTTAGCCAGCTTTGAACCCACCAGGCCGGAACAGAGAATACCGGCGATGTAAGACACAACGAAATATGCCATTCGGCGTGCCGCGCCCAGATCTGCGGCTGTGGCGATATAGAATACAGCCCCTGCAAACGCGCCAAACACCACACCGTAATCTGTCCCGGTCAGCAGTCCATAGACACTGGCACCCGTAAGGGCACCACCGGTCAGCCCAGTGCCGGAAATCGGATCGGACATTTAGCCCCCTCTTATTGCCATGAGTCCTCTCAGAAATGAGGGGAAATAAAAAAGGCCGCCAATTGGCAGCCCTGAGAATGGAGTTATCTGGATAAGATGTAGTTTGTGGTGCCGGGTGCCTCCCGGTGACTCTGTGCCAGACCACAGAACCGCGTTACTCACCTGCCTGTCTGGACGCCCCACCGCACAGGGGGATTCACCACACGGACACTCTACGTGGCCCTATCCCTAAAAGATAGTTACCAATTTATTTTCATTTATCTGACCGCAGGTTTTTGATCGTTCTGGCACCTGGCTCTCTATTTTCTGGCAACCAAGGGACTAACCTTGAAGTGTACAAAAAACATACAGGAGGATCAGATGTACAACTCAATTTTGGTTCCCATTGACATTTCAGAGAATGACCTGACGCACATGGTTATTCCGTATGTTCAGGCGCATGCAGCGCTTAACACTTCTAAAGTCCATTTCCTTACTGTTATTCCTTCACTTCCTTATTATTCAGCCTTAGGGCTGGCGTATGCAGCCGAAATGACTAAGTTGGAAGAATTCCAGCGTACTGCCTTATCAAAGCTGGATGAAATTGTTAAGCAATTCCATATTCCTGCCGACAAAATTCATACCTACGCTGTACCGGGTTCACCGAAGGATCAAATACTTAAACTTGCAGAGATGATAAATGCTGACTTAATTATCATTGCATCCCATAAACCGCACATCTCAACGTATTTGCTAGGTTCGAATGCTGGTGCTGTCGTGCGGCATGCGAATTGCCCAGTTTTGGTAATTAGGTAGTTTTTTGCTGCCCATCATTAGTGAGATTTCAGGAAGAACAGGCATAAAAAAAACCCGCTCGGTGGCGGGTTTTTTAACTCTGAACATACAACGCCCATCGTTAACGTCAAATTTACACAAAAATGGCAACTTTGCAAGTAACGTGACGCTAAAAAGTAAGATTTATATCGAATTATGCGCTCTTGTTACTTTCTTCAGCTGAGCGTCAGTGTTGCTTTCTTCCTGAAAACATTTTGTCACCAGGCTTTCATAGAACGGTTTCCAGCTGTAGCGCCAGGTGCGATCGGGAAGGCTGTCCAGCTCGGCCAGAACGCCGCGGTACGCCACTGAGGATTTAGGTCTGCTGTACCCTCTTCCCTCGCACCGTTTGCACTCCTTATAAACGGGTACGCCCTGGAACTCTGTTTCTTTGCGGTCGAGGGTTTTCCCCGTTCCACCACATTGGCAACGCTTACTAAGTTGGCCAGCGCCGTTGCACTTGCCGCACAGCTGGTGATCCACATCCATAACCTGACGGAAGACCTCAAAGTCAGATGGAGACTGGCCCAGATCCTTAGCAAACTGAGGCAGGCGCATGGTGTAATGGCTTTTGGTAATCACGCTGGTTTTGGTGATGATGCCTTTGCCCTGGCATTTTGGACAATCGACACTGTCAGCTGCTGATGAGGCGTAGTCTTTGAAGGCGAAGCGGGCGAGGATCCGCATGCACAGCGGGAACTTTTTACCCGCAGCTTTACGCACCGCCATCGGCGCATGCTGTTTGGCGTACTCGGTAAGCCAGGATATCGCGGCTTCTTTATCCTGTGGGCTGATGCCTGCCTTCCCCAGATACATAGCGAGGCCGATCCCGGCATCTGCCTGAGTCATTCCGAGCGCCGCCATAATGTCGGTTACGGTTAACTGATCGCCCGCTGTGGCGCGGACGCTATCCGAAATGTGCATACCTTTCGGTGCAAAAAATTTTAAAACTCCATCCAGATTCATCGCGTTCTCCACTCCGTTTACGCCAGTACGCCGATAGCCAGCGCCCGGTCTAATGTTTTCAGCAGCAGCTCCGGCTGCGTGCCGTATTTCGCTTCAAATGCCACGGCGTCAGCGTGTAATTCATCGTGGTGCGCTCTGCACAGCGGGATCACGAATAAATCATGCGCTTTGGTACCCATCCCACCCATGCCGAGGCCGATCAGGTGGTGGGGGTCGTCTGCTTGTTTCTGGCAACACGCACAAGGCTGCGCCTTTACCCAGCGGGTGTACTTCTCGTTCTGCCAGCGTCGGCGCTTCGGCCTCAGCATGTAGGATTCCGGCGTCTCTGGATCCACCTGCAGCGCCAGCACCTTTTCAACGGCCTCCTCCACCATGCTGGTGGGCGGTACCGACGGCACAATGTCAGCTTCACGCGTCACCGACTGGAATTTCTCAGCCGGGATACGCAGGACCTTGCGTGCTACCGCCTCCGGGATGACGTGGGCCAGCTTATTGATCGTCAGCCACCAGCACAGTTCTGGCAGGGTCACCGGGTGGGAATCATCGAAACCCAGCCCGGCGCGAACAACCGACAATACCCAGGCTACCAGGTTCTTTCGTGCAATGCCCGCCAGTTCGGCAGTAAATTGCTCGCGCACACGGATATCGCAGGCCCAGCACAACCGCAGCACGCCGGGTGCGTGCCGCATGGTGACCATTTCGTGATGGTGATAGTCGCTGTGGCGGTATTGGCAGCCAGATTTGCGCATCAGCCAGGCCTCGAGGCATGACAGGCCACCGGCCCGCTGAATGACATCGGCATGCTCAAAGACAGGCACCATTAAGGGGTCCTCTGCCAGCGGCTGGCCCGCCGCTGGAAGTTCGCCGGTTGGCAGGTTGGCCAGGCGCTCCGGCTCGTTCTCCAGCAGAATGCGCCCGCGATGGAAATGCGGCATGAGTTCAGGACCAGGCCGGAAAGCCACGATCCCGAACTCTTTTACGACGACAGGGGTTAATAACGCTCTCACAGACACCTCAATGCACGGTTTCGAGCAGGCGCAACAGCTCCTGAAATTTTGACTCGAAGAAATGCGGCTGCGTTTCACGCGGGTTCGCCGGGCTGGTGATGTTCTTCCCGTACATGCATCCCTTCGCTGTCATCGCCCAGAAGCGTTTAACACCATTCACACCCGAACGGCTGCGGCGTTCCTTATGCTCGACGATCCCCAGCTTGGCCAGCTGCTGGTAAGCCAGCGTAGCCGACATTCGGATGCCGTTTGCTTTGAGCAGGGCGCTCAGCGACTGCGTGGGGCGACTTGAGCCATCAGGCGCACCGGCTGGTGCGTCAATGGCGTACTGCGGGGCAAGGTTCGGCAGACCAACAGCATCCTGCAGCTTCTGGCATGCACCGAGAACAGAGGAATTGGAGAGGTTAAGAGAACGCTGCATAAAATCGAGCAGGATGACGCCTGCCTGCATTTTATCAGCGGCAGCGGTTGAAGCAGGCTCAGGTTGGCTTACCGCCCTGTCAAAGGTACGAATTACCTTAAGGTGAAATGATGGGCTGATCCACATGGCGTATGCATAAACCAGCTCTTTACAGACGTAAGTGCCACCATTGCGACCCTGAATTGTTATAACTGGAGCGCTACGGGAATTTCCCGTAGTTTCTTTTTCAAGCAAATCGACAAGGGCCTGCGTCTCAGGTCTACGCATAAATTCGTAGACCTCCATTGAGCGAGGTGAGCGGGTTTCGCCATGGGCACTGATAGCTGCCTTCTGCAGATCGTTGAGGCAATAATTAAATTCAAAAAACTGACGCACGGAAACGCCATCAATCACGAGTAATTGACTCATTTTGTTCTCCACTGATTGTATTGCGAGGGGCCTGCACGCCCGCTTCGCTTGCACTTTTTGACATTACTGCCAGATCGACTTTCTTTCAACCCACAGCTGGACATTTATCCACCTCCTGCCTGTAGGGTGTGATCGTGATATCGACCCTGCCACCTTTCAGCACCGGTCCCCACTCCACAAGCATTCGCTTAATCTGGCTGTCGTCCTCCCAGATGCCAGCGTGAGTAAGCGCGTCGAACAGCGCTTTGTTGTAGTTGTCGATATCGCGGCACCGCGCGTCTGGCGGGAAAAGAACGATCTCCACCGCCGCCGGCGCGCTGCTGGGCTTCGGTAATCTGCGCAGCTGCTCAATGATCGCCGCGCAAGCCTCGCTCTGGTACGCACGCCCTTTGGCGCTGATGAGGTGGCGACCGGCCAGCGGCCCCTTATTCGGGGCGCGCCAGTAGGTGTTTACGCTCGGTGGGAACGGCAGCACCAGTTTCATTTACCCTCCGGAACCAGCTGCGGTGGCTGACTGTTGATTTTTATGCCGCGATGCGCGCCCGGGACTATCGTTATTGCCTCTTTGCGCTGCAACGCACGCAACTGCAGTGCGGCCGCATTCGGCGACACCACGCCCATCAGGCGGGACAGCTCTGAAATAGTCGGCGGATAACCGTGATCGCTCTGGTATTTCACCAGCAGATCGAAAACCTCCTGCTGGCGCACCGTTAATGCTTTATTGACCACTGCTACCCCCTACAGAACCGCAACGATATCGCTGACGGTTTCGCGTGTACTGGATTTACTGGATATCGCGCGCCGGGCGCGGACGTAGTTGAGTTCAAAGCCGTGTTGCTGGTACAGATCAATGATACGGGGCGCTGATGAGTTGCTGATCACCACTCTGGCACCCCGCTGGTGGGCGGCAACACAGCACTCCGCCAGGGCGATCTGGTCGTCCCAGCCAAACCCGCCCGGAGCGTAGTTCGTGAAACCGTTAGTGCCCGGCAGCGGCTCATACGGCGGATCGCAGTAAACGACGTCACCCTCATTGGCCAGCGACAGCGTGCGACGGTAACCAGCGATCATGAATACGCAGTTATGTGCCAGTGCTGTAAACGCCTCGATCTCCTTTTCAGGAAAATACGGCTTTGCGTACTTACCCCAGCCAACGTTGAATCTACCTGCGAGGTTGTACCGGATCAGCCCGTTAAAGCAGTGGCGATTCAGGTACAGAAAAGAGGCGGCTCGCTCCGGCCCACCCAGCAGCTGAGCGTTGAACTCGTCAGCAACGGCGGCATAACCGACGGCGCTGTTCATGGTGCCGAACAGCAGGCGGGCGTGCCGCAATACTGCATCAGGCGCCACGGCCAGCATCTGATAAAGGTGAATCAGATCCGCGTTGACATCCGCCAGCAGGAAGGAACCGTGCTTATAGGAGTTGATGAACACCGAACCGCCACCTACAAACGGCTCAATCAGACGCTGCCCGGCAGGGATCAGGCGATCAATATCAGGTAGCTGGTGGTATTTGCCACCAGCCCATTTCAGGAACGGACGTTGCCAGGTGCGTGCAGCTGGCGCTGCTGGTTCAGCTGGCTGCTCAGCAACCTCCATCGCCGCCGCGATGCGTTCACCAATCCAGCGCATTACCGGTACCGCCATACTGTTACCAATGGCGCGGTAGCGTGGGCCATCAGGACAATCGGCAGCATCTTTGCCACGCCATGAGATCAGAGTATGATCATCCGGAAAGCCCTGGAGACGCTCGCACTCTACAGGTGTTAATCGACGTGCCTGCATACCCCATCCAATCGCACCAACGCCCATCCCCGCCCGTCCACCGTTTGGTGTCAGAAGCGCGTTAGACGTACCGTCGTTACGTACCTCAACACTTGAACCTTCCGCGCGGCCACGGATTGCAATAGTGAACGGCTCGGAAATAATCGCTGGCATTCCCTGCCCCGGCTTTCCGCCGCCGGTAGAGAGCGGGCCAGTAATATTCCCGTCGCCATTCTGGAAACGCAGTTCACCGCGGCTATTTTCTGCAAACGCCAGAGCGAAAGTTTCTACATCAAAATCCTGTCGTTGCCCCTTTGCAGTCAGGCATGCTGCTACTTCAATTCTCCCGGCTGTGTTTCCACCGCCAAAGGCCATCAGGTGTCCTGCTTGGGCCTGGTTGTCGTCTGCGCCACACGTTCCAACGCCGTTTGCAGTAAGGGCGGCAACCGACGATTGCGGTTCGCGGCGCGGCGGAGTATCCCGGCGCATGCCTTCGAGCTCAAAAAGTACCGCTGCGGGATCGAATCCGTTTCGAGCACTTGCGACAACGAACACACGTTTGCGGCGTTGTGCCACTCCGAAAAATTGAGCATCGAGCACTCGCCAGGCGACAACGCGCGCGGGTCCATACACACAACCAGCGTTTGACCATTTTCCCCCTGCCGGGAGCAGCTCACTGCTTTCTCCGGCAAGCCCTGCAAGAAAGCAGCCGAAGGCGTTGTCTTTACTGGTGAGGACGCCCGGGACGTTTTCCCAGACGAAGATCGCTTCTTCTTCACCGCCTTCGCGGCGCTTGTCATCGATTGCATCTGCTAATTCCACATATGAGAGGGTTAACTGGCCGCGCGCGTCGGCGAGCCCATTACGTAATCCGGCGATGCTGAATGCCTGGCACGGTGTGCCGCCGACAACCACATCAGGCGCTTCCACGGTACCGGCGCGAACGGCCGCCGCGATCAGTGTCATATCGCCGAGGTTTGCCACTTCCGGCCAGCGCGCCGCCAGCACTGCGGACGGGAACTTCTCGATCTCGGAGAACCATGCCGCCTCCCAGCCAAGAGATTCCCAGGCAACGCTCGCCGCTTCGATACCGCTGCAAACAGATCCGTATCTCATCCCCGGAACCCCTCTGGAATAGTTTTATCAACAGGGCCGAACTTCATCGGATCCGCCTTGCGCTGGCCCCACGTTTCGCGCGCCGGGCGCCCTGCAGCGTTCCACTTGTTCGCCGATTGCAGGTAGCCGGGGAAGTTGGATGGCAGGAACAGGGTCTTTGGGCGAAGATATTCGGCCATTTTCAGATCGTTGCCCCACTTCTCGACGCTGTAATCAACCACCAGTGTCAGCTCATCAGGCGTAAACCCTTCAGCCAGACGGCCGCGAATGTTTTCCAGAGACGATTTGCAGACCTGGTACCGTGATCCGGTGGCCTGGTTCAGGTGTGATAAAACCATTTTCGCCTGGTCAGTGATCACCACAGCAGGGTCGGGTTGCCCAGCAACCTGACAAGAAGGTTTTTTATTTGATGGATCAGTAGTTGATTTTACTGACGGATCCCCGCCAGATTCTGACGGGTCAAAACCGCCGTTTTTGCTGGATTTTGATGCCTCAAATTTTGACAGGTCAGATTTTGATGCGTCAGAATTTGACGTGTCAGAATCTGGCAGGTGAGACAATGCCGCCGTACGGAGCTTTGCCACATTCAGCTGGTAGATATTGGATGCGTTACGGTTGCCCTGGCGGCGCTGAGTGCGCTTAAGCCAGCCGTCTTTCTCAAGTTTGGCGATCGCCGTGCGCACAGTGCTTGGCCCGGCGCCGAGCTGCCGTGCGATAGTTTCGATGGAAGGCCAGCATACTCCCTCATCGCTGCTGAAATCAGCCAGGCGGGCCATGATCGCCACGCTGGACAATTTCATGCCGGAAGCCGCGCAGCCGTCCCAAACGTAGCTGCTTAATTTAGTGCTCATGGTCGCCCTTTAACTCTGTAAATTTGCGCTGGAACTGATCGAGAGGGCTGAAGCATTCATGCTCGTACCCATCTCGCAGGTATATGACGCGTCGGGTCTCTGGCTCCCACCGGATAACCCGAACCGGGACGCCGCGGTGATCCCTGAATCTCCTGTCGATTTCACGCATAAAGATTCTCCTTTACGGCGCCATACCCCCACGATTGCCATTGCCCGGCTGTGGTTACATGCAACCCAGCGGCCTGATACCATGCGCTCATACCGAAACGACGGGGTCCCATTGACCGGGAAGCCACGGAGTTGCGGCAGACGGTGATTTACCGTTAAACTGTTCATGCGTTAGTTTCTCCACTGATACGACACGCCAAGGCGCCCGGAGCTGCACACTCGCGGGCGTCACTCTTTTCTGGCGCGCAGAAAACGCGATACAGCAGCGTTAAATGCTCCTGCCACTTCGCCATCACTTGGTAGCTGTTCTCTTCGATTTGCTCGCGTTCGGCCTGGTCAATGACGCCATCAGCGGTTGCCTTGCGGACGAACTTGGAGTGCTCACTGATCCACTCAATGGTTTCCATCAGGCGTTGATTGATGTCGGCGTTATCCACATCCTCGATATCCACCAGCGGAACATTGACGCTGTTCGACTGGCGCGATACCGCATCAGCGATGTGCTTGGTGCCGCTGGCCTGCTGGAGAACCATCGCCCAGCCCATTGGGAAGATCTGATCGCCACCAGTGCGCAGGCGGTTAAAGAGCGCATCCTCTGTCACTCCCAGCCATTCAGCCGCCTCGGCGTAACCGCCCGGCAGACTTGAGATGGTCTTTTTAATTGCCGCAACCAGCCACGCGGGCTGCTTTTCGACTTGCCAGTGTTGATTGCCCACGGTTAACTCCTTGGATCTGTGGTTTCTGCTATGCCGCTTTCTCGTTACGCTTCTGGTAAAGCGAAGAGTCGAATTTAAGTTTTCCTTTAGTGCGTGCAGCCGCCTCTGCTGCACGGCCTTTAGGAATTAGTTGGCCCGGGCGAGTCCGCCATTGATAAAAGGCTTCTGGCGATACCCCAAAAAATTCAGCCGCCTTGTTTGGCGAACCGAAGTATTGCTCAAGTTCAGTTGTGGTCATCTCATCCTCCTAAGAATATTTAGATATTATTATCTAATCTTTTTTAGGTCAATAAAAACTAAGATTACTTAGGTTTCATTTCTAAGGGTTTGAATCGTGGGGACACTTGGCACGCGGTTAAAGGAATTAAGGAAACAGAGAAAGCTTACTCAAGGCCAATTGGGTAAAGCGCTTGGAGTTTCTGATGTAACGATTGGCTACTGGGAAAGAGATCTGAACGTGCCGGGCGGGAAATCACTGACGAAACTTGCTCAATATCTCAGTGTAACTGAAGGATTCCTTTTATATGGTCGGGAGGACGAGGCTAACATTGGTCCCGCACCAGTAGCAGCGCAGCAAGTTCCCATCATCAGTTATGTCCAAGCTGGGGCTTGGTCACCTGAGTGCGACGCCAGAAATATCGATGGAACGGTGGAGTATATTTTGACGTCAGAGTTTCACTCTCATTCAACCTTTGCCCTCAAGGTCAAAGGAAAGTCAATGGAGCCCGAATTTGTTGAAGGTGATGTAATCATTGTGGATCCTGAGCTACACCCAGGCCCTGGCGATTACGTTGTCGCAAAGAACGGCGGTGACGAAGCTACATTTAAAAAATACCGTGCACGAGGTATCAGCGAAACTGGCGAAGAAATTTTTGAACTCGTGCCACTGAATGACGACTACGCTATCCGCAATTCTGCAAAAGAAAAGATTCATGTCGTTGGGGTGGTTGTTGAACACCGCCGTATGATGCGCCGCAAATAATTACCCTTCCCCCTCAGAAAATCTAAATTAGTTTAGGTTTTCTGCTTGACCTTTAATCTAAGTTATTTTAGATTTCATCATAGAACGCGAACAGGCAGGACGCCCACGCAGTAGCCGCCCCAGGCATATGAAGTTTGGGATGATTCGCCAGAAGAAATCAGAGGAGGTTGAGGCATGTCGGCATTAAACAGCACCGCTGTTGAGCAGCGGCGCTTCGAAAAAGAAGAGGTGGTAGAGCTATGGCAGCTTAGTGCTTGTCTGCTTGAGGGCTTTGAATGCCGGAATTTTTCAGGTTCAAAACATGCCTTTGCAAATCTGAAATCAAACTCTCAGCCATCTCAGGGGTTATTGCAAAAAACTGAGTCTCTTGTGCTGATTCCATCGATTGCATTGGTGATGACAAAAACTGGAATTTAAGCACGAGGGCATCGTAGCCGGGTAACGGTCCAGCCTGCCACCCTGTTACAGGAAATACCGGGATATCGTCTTGTTTAGACATGAACTTTCCTTACTTGGTTTGAACTCCCGTAAGGATACCACCGAGCCTGAAGTGGTGAAAAGACAGGCACACAACATGGAAGCGCACTCCTTCGAACCAGTTATAGGTGACAGGTGTGAAAACAGCGGAGTGCGCTTCCAGTTGTGGTGAATGCACAGGCTGATGTGCAGCGGACTTTTAATCCGTGCGGGTATTGGCACAACCAGCCCGAAAGCCGGAGATCGGCACCGGCCACCACAACCTAAGACCTGTAATAGCTGCATTGCTGTCTTTGGCGGCATCTGTCTCTACCCGTGAGGATGCCGCATTTTTTTACGCAACACACGAGAGCATCACCGGGTGACGGGCTCATAACCCAATCCACCCGGGCGGCTTCCTAACCGCAGGTGCTCTCATGTGTTGTGTGGAGAAACTAACTGGCGGTGGCAGCCGCCTTCAGAGGGTGAGCCGATGAGTAATGAACGTTTGACCGATGTGCCCGAGTTTATGGGCGAACTGGACGGCGGCGTGTTCCAGAACAAGATCGCCGTGGCACTGAGTGAGGTCGCCTTCGGCGTGCTGAACAACGGCCAGAAGGGGAAAGTTACGTTGACCTTTGAGCTGGACCGCATGAGCAACTCTGTCGAAGAGAAGCGCGTGATGATCAAGCACAAGCTGGCTTATGTGCGCCCTACCCCTCGCGGTAAATCCTCAGAAGAGGACAGCACCGAAACGCCGATGTACGTCAACCGCGGCGGCAAGCTGACCATCCTGCAGGAAGACCAGGGGCAGCTGTTCAGCCTCAAAGGCGATCCGGATGCGAAGCTGCGCTCGCAGCAGTAACCTACCATTCACCCACGTTAAGGAAATATCATGTCCCACTCTTTAGACTCCGGCGCGATCGACAAAATCCAGACCCTGGTGCTGTCACAGTTCGTCGAAGAGAAGTTGTCATCTGTTGACTGCCCGGCTGCCGTGTTGCCAGCTGGTGCCAGCATCGAAAATCTGGAACGCCTGTCGCTGGAGCGCTACCGTTTTCGCGGCAAAATGCAGACCGCCAGCATTGACGACTTTGCCCGCTACTCTATCGGCTATGCAGTTGAGGGTACCCGCTGCTTCATCAATGCCGATGAGATGCGCGCGGCTGCCGTGTTCAACCTGGGCACGCTGAATAATCCGGGCCACGCTGATAATACTGCCCTGCTGGCGCTGAAAAAGACCGCCCCGTTTGCCTCCCTGCTGTCCATCAATGGCTATCGCCACAGTCAGAAAGAACTGGCCGAGTGGCTGGAAGACTGGGCAGAAAACCTGCTCGGCTTTGATGCCGACGGCGAAACGATCGACGCGAAGAAGTCTGCGGCGGCGATCCGCAAGATCACTATCGAGTCCATCCAGAAAGCGGACTACGAGGATCAGGACTTCAGCGGCAAGCGCTCTTTGATGGAAAGCGTTGAGGCTCGCACGCAGGACATCATGCCGGTTGCGTTCGAGTTTCGCTGCGTGCCGTTCGAAGGCCTGGCTGAGCGTCCGTTCAAGCTCCGACTGAGCATCATCGGCGGCGACCGCCCTACCCTGGTCCTGCGCATTGTCCAGCTGGAAGCCCAGCAGGAAGATATGGCCACCGAGTTCCGTGATCTTCTGGTTGAGAAGTTCAAAGACAGCCAGGTGGAAACCTTTATCGGCTCATTCAGCGCTTAATTACGTTGCCTTAAATGCCCCGCGCCAGGGGCATTTAGTGAAGCGAAATTAAATTAACGATCGCCAGCAGGCGAGGGATTCGCTCAACCAAAAATCAGGCGCGGTGCAGCGCGTATTAATGGAGAACACGTAATGTCATATATTCAGACACTATCCGGGAAGCATATTAACTACCTCAATATTCATCACGACGATATCGTGATCGAGGATATTGCCACTGCCCTTTCCCACATCTGCCGCTTTGCCGGCCACCTGCCGGAGTTCTACAGCGTCGCGCAGCACTCGGTGCTTGTCAGCCAGCTGGTTCCCGCAGAGTTCGCGCTTGAAGCGCTGCTGCATGATGCTGCTGAAGCGTATTGCCAGGACATCCCGGCGCCGCTGAAACGCCTGCTCCCGGATTACCAGCGTATCGAGGCGTATGTCGATAGCGAGATCCGCGCTAAGTTCGGATTACCGGCCCACCAGCACGATACAGTGAAGTATGCCGACCTGGTCATGCTCGGTACCGAACGCCGTGATCTCGATATCGACGACGGTACCGTGTGGCCAGTGCTTGACGGAATCCCACCGACCGATTTGTTTACCGTTATCCCGCTTCGCCCCGGCCAGGCCTACGGTCTGTTCATGGCACGGTTCAACGATTTGATGGGGATCCGCAAATGCGCCTGACCAACATTCAGTTAATTCACGCGGCCCACCATGCTGCACGCTATTTGCCGAAAGCGTCGGCAGAACTGGTAAAAGAGCTGGCCACACGACTGGATGTTGCACTGGTGGCGCAACGCGAAACAGCGAAGCTTCGAGATGCGCTGGCTGCAGAGAATGCGGGGCTGAAGAAGTACATCTGTGATGAGTGCTATGTTGAGAACGTCAGTACTGGGCGATATGCCTGCGCTGGTCATGGCATGCCGTCTACCCCGGCCACCCACTCCTTCCTGGCTGATGTGCGTGCTCAGGGCGTGGAGATGTTTGCCGCACTCCTTGCAGAAATGGACATTAGCTGCACCGAAAGAGGCGCTCTTGCCTTCGCCGCCCAACTTCGCCAGGATGCCAACACCGCAGAACTGGTAGCCGCTGGCATCATCACCCGGATTGAGGGCTAACCCATGACATTCACCAAAGAGCAGTTGATAGATTTTGCGGCCGATAGGATTGGCAGAATTCCGAACAACGCACCTGATGGAGAGTTAGCGAAAAGAGCTCTGTATGAAATCGCGCTGGAAAGACTGACGGCCCCGACTGAGCCAGTGTATCAACTCATAAACTACGACTGGTACGACACAACCAAAGACGTTTATGAGAGTGTTGTTAGCGCAGGGGGCAGAGGCCGCATAGTTTACACCGCCCCGCCAGCGCCAGTATCTGTGCCTGATGAGACAGAGCCAACCGTTGAGGCTATAAAAAGCGTCCTGCCAACGTCAAACCCTGACGAGTACGCCGCGTGCATTGGTGCTGATATGTGGAACGCCTGCCGCGCCGCCATGCTTCAGGGTGCCGAACCACGGCAAGCTGTTCGCAGCGAGCATGCAGAATGGTCACAGTCTACGTTTGGCGACGTTGGTCCTGTTGGTCCGCTTAAGCACCTCTCGAAAGAAGCGCTGGAAGCAGCGGCCGAGCCTGGTGACCTCAGCGAGTGGGCTGATA